ATGTCATTTACTTCTATTAATACATATGCTTTATTATACGCAACTGCCAAGTCTTTAATAATACTTGGAAACAACATTGGTTTGATTTGATTATTTCTGTATTTGCCAATCAATCTATATGGAAATGTTGTAGTATCGCAGATAGCAAATGCAGAATAATCTTTCTCAACTCCACGAGCCACATCTACAGTAATTACATAATTGTGATCTTTTTGTGGTTCTTCATATATGTCCAACCCTGCACTGCGTTTAATTGGATCAGCATATACCAAAGTTGCGAGTTTTGATGAAGATATGAGAGTATCTACTGATCCCAAGAACTCACAAAGGTGTTCTGCTCTAAATTGTTGCTCACTGGTGTTTGCAATTGTTTGTGTCTTCCATACTTCATCTCTACCAGGTACTTCACTCCAATGAACTTCAGTAGCAATAAACTCACTTTTATTTCTTTCTGCATCGTGCCACATACGATAAAAGTGATTCATACCCTTTGGAGTGGATACAATAATTACTTTTGTTGACTTACCAGATGAAATTGTGGGATATACTGATGCAAAGAAATCATCCGCAATATGATTTGGAACGAATGCAAATTCGTCCAAGAAGATAATATTGAATGCCATTCCTCGAACAGCAGATGCTGAAGTAGAGGCAGCAAGAATCTTAGAACCATTTTCCAGTTCCATAGATCCTTTATTCCAAGATATTATTCCCTGTTGCATCCATTTTGGAAGATTCTCATATGATAGTTGCAATCTTTGTAGTATTTCTCTGGATGTCGTTGCTTTGTTTGCAAGAATACCAACATTCACATTATCGTTGAAAACAATATAATGTAACAAGTATGATACTACGGTTGTTGTTTTGCCTACTTGACGAGGCATCTTACAAATGTTAAATCTATTGTTATGAAAATTGTTGACCAATTTTTCTTGAAATGGCCACATATCAAAAGACATTAATCCTTCATCAACGTTAACGATCTTAATATATTTTTTAGCAAAATATACCGGATCATTTTTGCATTTAATAAATTCGAGAACTTGATCCTCAGTAAATTCTACAGCTACGTTGGCTTTTTTGAGTAGAGGATTTCCAAGATAAATTTGATCAGTCATAATTTAATTCAAAAACCTTTTGCTAACTTTGCAACGACTTCTTGTTGTTTAAGATATAATTTGCAATAAGATTTTGCAAAATTTATTGCTTGTTCTCTATCTAACTTATCTATCAATCGGGATTGTTGTTCGTAAACAAGCATCTTACTAATATTTTCAAGTTCAATTTCTTCAGGATTCATAGTTCTACTTTTGAATAACTACAATTGGTTTTGATGGATCGGCTGGACTTGGATGCCATTGCATTATAATTGCTCCGGGATATAATTTTTCAATTTGAGTCTTTACTTCTTCTCTTGATGGTCTATTCATACTTGGGAAGAAAAGTTGAAGATTCATCATAGGTCTACCTCTCCAAGAAAAGAGTATAGTATAAACATTGCCGCTAGATTGTATCCGTTGATAGTCTTCAGTAGTCAATTGTCCTGGTTGAATGACAGAATCCGCAAGAGGTAGTGAAGGTCCACTAAGTTTTTTTAATGCCGCAGACTTTTCATTTGGATTGGTATTTCCTGTTGCTAGATTGCGAATCTTTGCAGATTTTTTTGCTGCATTGTGACCTGCACCAATTTCAAAACTTACTCCTTCATTAGCTGGATGGATATCATTAGGATCATATGCATCTAGAGCCAAAGATGCGGGAAGTGAGAACATTTTCCAATATCCCTCACCATATCTACACTCTTTCATCGTTTCATTCTTTTTGCACTTAGGGCAATATCTTAGTGCTTCATTTGATTCCTTTATTGGAACGCAATTTGGAACTTCTTTACCACCTTTCATTTTTGTTGCAGGATTTCCCAACTTCTTACCCATCCAGCACTTATTTGCACCTACATTTTTACGTGCTTGTTTAATTCCTTCTTCGATATGAAGAGTTTTGGGATATCCTTTTTGACCGGGTTTCTTGCGAGGCAGACCCCTTTCTCTACGAGAACGGATATTTGACCAAAGACCTTTTTTTTCTTCTTTTAGATCTTTAATCCACTCATCTGGAGTTTTATCGTGTTTTTTTGTAAATGCATTATGAAGTTCCTTTGCGGTCATATCATGTTCTTTCATAATATTACGCATTAATTTATCAATAGAATCATAAGAAGTATTATTTAATTTTTTAAGTTGACTTTCAAGTTCAGATACTGCATCCTCAGTTATGGGTTGCGTAAAACTTTTGAATTTATAATTAGATCCATCAATGACATCAATTACATGGGCGAAGATATTACCATTTGCATCGAGAATTTCAACATCCTCTTTTACTTTTTCCATCTTTTTGAGTTTGGAGTAGTAATTTGGAATCTCATCTAAATGTTGCAATGCAATGTCCATCGCAGCGTCATTATCCGTAGTATGTTCATGTTCAACTTTCATTCCCATTTCAAGTTGTTTTTGAATTACTGATGGGGATACTTTATGCTTTTTTGCGATTTCTTCTACTGACTTATGTCCTTTAAAACCTTCTTTCATCGCAATTTTTGCTTGAGGATCGGATTGACCTCTGCGATTCGTATTAGTTCTATCCGAACCCCTCCATCCTTGAACCTGAGATGCAGTCGATTCTCCCTTTCTTGGCCCTCTTGTTTTTAAACGAGTTATTTTTGAACCCTCGGGTTCTGACTTCTCTTCAGATTTTTTTGATTTTAATCTTTCTGAAGCAGATCTCAAAGTTTTTCCACCACCTCTATCTTCTTTATATCTTCCCAAAACTCCTTCTTTAACTTCCTCTTCCTTTCTTTTAGTGTCATCTTCGCCATATGAAAGATGATCCGCAACTGTATCCAGATACTCCGCAGCCTTGGTAATTTTGGATTGCACCCACGCTTCCAAATCACCTTCACCTTTCAATTTACTCATCAATCTGGTAATTGCAACTTGTGCAGTCTTGAGTTCCCCACGAGCCATAGAGAACTCTTGATCTTCTTTAAGAAGATTAATAGTTTCCAGGTCTGCAAGAATAGACCATTCTTTAAAGGTCAGCTTATTCATTTATATCTATAAGTTTCCTATTTTTATTTAGATGAATTTTGATTCCCAGAGGTCTTTAAAAACTTTTGAAGTTCGGCTGTTGAACCAAAGAAAACTGCATTATTAGTAACACTAGTTGCAGGATTTCCTTTATCTTCTTTATGAATATCTTTCATTTTCTTTTGAAGATCTAACAACTTATCAGTAGCATCGCTTACACTTTTGATTAATTGGCCTGCAACTTCATATGCTCTCGGTGAATCTGATTCTTGTGCAAGTTCTAAAATTCCATCTATGGCTTCTTGTCCTTTTTCGATAATTGAATAATATTGACCTCGTGAATATTCATAGTCTTTCTGAATCTGATTAATATCCTCAGTAGATAGTTGAATCTTTGCTGGTTCAATTTCTACTATTTCTGATTTTGTAGAGTCAACTTCAATATTTAAAGCTTTGTCAATATTTTCGAAACTCATACATCTTGACCTTTTGCGGAACTGTACGTTTTACCATCTTCATAATCAAATCGATATTCACTAAATCCAAAGTCATCTTCAGATTCAATCAATTCGTCATCCGCGTCATTAATTGCATTAACAGAAGCCCCTATTTGATGTTCTGCAATTGTAGTAGAATCTTGAGCTCTATTTACTAAAAGAACATTGCCATCAATTTCTCTAACATACATTGATTCTTCACCAATTTGAATATATGATCCAGTTATTAACGGCGTTGCATCGGAAACTTGAAACTTAGTTACATCTGTAGAAATAAATTCTGCAACAGAGGTGATTTGGTCTGAATTATAGTCTTTTAGAGCTCTTGGTTCTGCAATATATCTTAGTTGTCTTGAAGCATTCGTTCTGTTGGTATTTGTATAATAATCGACTTGTACATTTTTAATAATGGCATCATTCGGACTTCCAGCAGGGCCAAATAAATATGTTTTTGCGGTAAAATCTAAGGTATAATTAAATTTCTACGAGTAGTATAATCTCCTTCATAATTATCTTCCATTGAGATATTGTTTAAAATAATTGGAATATCTCTTTTTTCTC